TTTAATTGAATAAAATTTATTGAACGGGCAGGTTTGATATAGATATCGCCAATAAATTCGTTACGGTCAATTACTTCTGGTGTATTATTGGTAGTATCACAAACTACACGGAAGTCGAAGATACCTCGGCGACCCTGAACATCTCTGAGGAATGGTTCTACAAGTGCTACGAATTGTGCTCTTGTAAATTCATCGTTAAATTCGAAGAGTGAATATTTAGAAGCACGAGCAATAGCTTTTTCGAGGACAATGAATAGCCTTCTAACATTGATTCTATCGAATGCTGATGGTTTAGCAAGCATTGTTTTATCGCCAAATAGAATAACGCCTTCGCCTGGGAAGGTAACTATTGGATTAACACCATTTTTATATAGATCATCTCTATCTGATTTGCCTGCATTCCAAGCAAGTTTCACTACATTCTTGATTTGACCACGATTAAATCCAGCTGGAGAAAACCATGGATCTCTTTCAAAATCTGTTCTAACACAAAGACCAGCAATATCACCATTTAATGGAATCCAACGATAAACATTATTATACTTATCAAATTGATATTTCCAGTTGTTATCCATCACAGCATATGAAGATGAATTATAGAGATTTCTTTTTGCTACAATATCATCAGTTTCATTTCCAATATTATCTACACAGTCATCAAAGTCTGGTGAAATAAAGATAACACAATCTTTTCTTGATTCTGCAACATTTTCCATAACATATTCTGATACAGTTTGTGAATGTGCACCTGTAATGATAAGTGAAATATCTACTTCTTCTGCATTTGCAAACTTATCATATGCAAGAATTATATCAGCATCTGTAGGTAATCCATTAATACCATTAGAGAGTGTTGCTGAATATTGATTTAGTCCTTGAGCAAATGTAGTATTAGATGCGGGTGTGCCCCAAGTTGTAGTATTAGCTACACCACTTGAATTGAGTGCTTTATTTATCATATAAATGTAACGTGAGCGATCATTAATTACATTTACATAGTAGTTTGAAGATCCATCATCATTTATAGCATCGGAAGCTTTAGATAGATATGTGAATTTTTCTAATACTGTATTAGCAAGTCCAGTAAACTTACCCTTATTATCAAGTATGATAATATGCATTTCATCGTTTGCACCATTAACATTACCTACATATGTTGATGTTCCTGGAGCACTGTTAAATTCTGCTGCATATGTCCAATCAGCATAAGCAGTGGCATTTGAAGATGCCCATAGTGATACTTCAAGTGAATTGCCTAGTGCACCTGGATAACGAGCAGCAAACATGCCATAAGTATTAGCGGCAGATAAATCATAATAATTTAGTTCATAATCATCTCTATTTTGAATAATGAGACCCGAAGAACCATTAGAAAAAGCATTTTTAGCAACTGTATTTGATGCTGCTCGGACTACACGAAGATTCCTAGCATAAGATAGGAAGTTAGCTGAAGAGAAGAATGAGCGAAATGTATTGGCATCTGGTCTACCAAAAGTATTGACAAGTTCTATTTCATTACTTATAGAAACGATTATATTCATTGGACCCCATTGAAAAGCACCAGCAAAGGCACCTTCAGTAGTACCAACGGCAGGCACAATTGTAGTTAGATCAATTTCACTGACATTAACACCTGGAGAAAGGAAAAATGGCATATTTGTAATACTCCTATTGAAGAGTTAGTGGTTATATCTTTATTTAGAATTTTCACACTTTTCACTTGACAACCAGGATATTTCTGATATAATGACTATGTAGTCGTTTCAATGAATATCTATTATAACCTATGTTTATTAGATAATATATCCCATTCGACCATATCAAAGGGATTAGATGTTTTCCTCACATTTACCCATCGTTCTTTAGCGTCCATCATAGGATCATCAAAGTCATCAAGACCATTATCAATAATACCAAATGGAACTATATCTTGATCCATTATGTTCATTTGTTCTTGTTGTAATGATTGTCTAATATCATTATTAATATTTTCTTTGAAGTATCTTTGGCTAGTTAACCATCCAAAATGTACTAAGGTCATAGCTAAATCATCATTATTACCCTCTTCAGCTTTAAATGATTGTCTATTAGAAGAGAAGGTTATTAATTCTTGAATAGTATCATAATCATTAATAATAAGTTTATCTGATTCTATTAATGTTTTTAAGTTTGCACAACCTATAGCTTTTGTTTGTTTATTGGTTTTAATACCATATGCAATTCTTTTCTTAAACCCTGGAGTATGTTGTTGACCCTGTTTACCTTTCATTTCAATTTTAATTAGATTTTCATAAGCTAATTCAAAATGTAATATATCTGATACTTGAAGTCCTATAGAGTTAATTTCCACTAACACGAATGCATCATTATACATTCTAGCTGCTTGTAGCACAACTGTAGGTAAGAGTAGTGGTGCTATTTTATTATTACGGTATTTGGCAACTTGTCTATATGGAAATTGTGATACATCTATAATAGAGAATGTAGAATAGTCTTGATTTAATCCTTCAGCAACATCGACTGTCATACAGTATGTGTGATTAGGTTCTGGGTCTTTATGAATATGAAAACAATCGCTCATATCTTTACGAATAGGATCGTGCCAAACAAGGGAACGAAGTTTTACTGGATGAATGAGTGTATTAGTTGAGCCGATAAATTGGCATTCAAATTCTTGTCTGAACTGATCTTCTGATGTGTTCCTAATAGTTATTTCTTTCCATATATCATCACGACCAGGCACTTGAGACCAGTGAATTTCCATAGGTTTATATAAACTTTTCTTTTCTTGTGCTTCAATCCACATCTTATAGAATAGATTCATTCCATTTGGGGTAGAAACAATAATAACTTTAGTAGTATTACCAGAAGAAATAGTAGGATAAGTAGACATAAAAAATGCTTCTGCAATATTATTAGGGACGAAGGCAAATTCATCAAGAAAAATGCAATTAAATGACCGACCACGAACAGATGATCCTGAAGTTGAATCAGCAAGAGCTTTAGAACCATTAGCTAATTCAATAGATCCTTTATTCCATTCTTTAATACCTTGTTTAAGAAATAATGGTAGATATTCAAATGCTAATTGTAATCTACTCATAATTTCACGAGCAGTAGATGATTTGTTAGCAAGAATTGCAACATTGACGTTTTCATTGAATAAAATGTAATAAAGAAGATATGCAACAGATGTAGTGGTTTTACCAACCTGTCGTGGCAATTTACATATAGTAAAACGGTCATCATGGAATGATCTAAGCATATCTCTTTGAAAATCCCACATATCAAAAGGAATAAGTCCTTTATCCACGTTTACAATTTTCATATATGTGGTAGCAAAATATACAGGATCATCTGTACATTTTATAAACTCATCTATTTCTTTTTGAGTGAAATTGTGCTTATAATCTTCTCTAGGTAAATTAGGATTATTTTGATATCCTGAGTTGGCCATTATTTCTTTTCTATCAATTAATTTATTATCATCTTTATTTAGCTATGCAAAAAAATATAAAAAAAAGGGACCAGCTTTATGCTGATCCCTATATATTAGTAGCTGATTATTATCCACGAGCAAACTTTCTTAAATACAACTTGGCAGTAGGATACGAAACATCCGCAACTTTCTTGACTTCTATAACAGAAGGAAGACCGCCATTTGTTGTCTTATACTCATTTATGAACCTTCGAGCTTTATCTTCTTTTGCAGCCATACCAGTTAGACATATTTTAAACTCAGGTTGCACTAGTCGACCTTTCATGCCATAAGAAATCATGAAAGTGCCCATAAGGAACATTGCAAGTGGTAGAAACATCGGTTGAAAGATCGATGCAGTTTCTGCGTCAATCAAACCACCAGTTGCTGAGGATATTCTTTTACCCATCGAGTCGAGGCTTGCTTTTTTTGCTTCTACTCGTGTTTCAACAAGCTTGACTTCAGCAGAGATCGCTTCACATTTCTGGCCTCTACCAGAACCACATTCACGAGCAGATTGAAGAGATACTTTCTGTAGATTGTCTATCAGTAAATTCAACTCTTTGTCATTCATTCGAACAACATTTAGTTGACTATCTCTCGCAGTTGCTGTACGATCCAATGTGGTTGATAGTGTGAAGGCAGTTCCAAATATGAAAGCTATCATCAACCCTATTGCGTTTACCCAAGATGAAAGTTTTTTCCATTCTTCAAGTGAGTCCATAGCCATGGCAAATGCGAATACCGTGCCTATTGAAACACCGATTGCGATAAAGACTGCTGGATTATAGAGACTTTTTGTTCCGTGAACTATATGTTCTACGTTAGAAAAAATCTCAGTAATTAAGATATAACCACCAATCAGTAGCGCTATGATGTGGAGTGTTGACCACGTCCGCTTCATTGGAGATTCCTTTATGTCAAAGAGCAAATAGAAAAGTCAGTACGACCCTTCATTATATAATATAGTACATTTTAGCTCGTTCGTCAAGATAAATTTGTGCATGTCTGTTATGCAAAAATGTAGTAGCTAAAATAATAATTGAATTATCAATGACTTAGTAAAAAATAAGAACATGTGCGTCAAAATGTCGCTACTTCTTTTAGACTTCTATTGTCGTTAGGATCCCTAGCGATTAGCATCTAAGATTCCTTCAAGACTCATATTGTCATTTTTCTCTATTTTCTTTACTCTTTGCTCTTTTCTTTACAAATCTAATTGCTTTTGAATAATCATCTTTGTTATTAAGTAGATGATCAAACTTTCCCTCTTCAACATCTGCTCTCAATTTAGGATCATCATCAATATATCTAACTTTGCTGTGCCATGGCTTATGACCAGCTATAATACTATCTGGATGGACTTTATTTTGATTTACAAAAGGTGGATACTTATAATCTGTTTCTGGTACACTAAATTCTATTGTTGATTTGTGATCAGGATGACCATAAAATCCTTTTCCTTCTGAATCTGGTTTGGAAGCATATATTCCTCTTGGTCCTTCAGTAGGTTGATTTGTTTCAATACCTTTTCTTCTAATAGAACTAATTGCTGGTCTTGATGTTTGATGATAAAGACGAACATTTCCTGGTAGAATAGGTGTTGTTCCAGGCTCTACTGGAACTTCCCATTTTGGCTTTTTCATCTCTTTGATATTTTCGATCTTCTTTAATTTCTTATAGTAATCAGGATCTTCTCCAATGTGAGCAAGAGCAATTTGACGTGCTACCTTGAGTTTGGAAGTATGTTCGTGTTCAACTTTGATGCCATGTTCTAGTTGTTTCTCAATATATTTGGTATCAACATCATGTTTTTTAGCAAGAGCAGATACGGTAAGAACTCGTTTATTGAGAAACTGTTTAAAGGTCTTCATTTCTTCATGCCCTCTAATCTTTTTTTAGCAATAAGTGCTGCTTCACGAACTTCATACTCTTTATCATTTAATGCTGTATCGATGTGGTCTCCATTTGCATTAGGACGTTGGATAGCAGCACGACGAATTGCAGGTCTTTTATCATTTAATGCTGTATCGATGTGGTCTCCATTTGCATTAGGATGACTAATTGCTGCAAAACGAAGTGGATAACTTTTACTTCTTAATGCGTCAGAGATGTCCTTAGGTGTAGTGTATAGGTTTTTGTTCCTCACGTTGATCTTGCCCAGTTCTGGTGTTTGGGCCATTGCTTTCAGTATATCTGGATGAACTTTACTCGTTACGTCTTCATTTTTAGCATCTCTAATTATACCGTTCTCGTGTTCATGAGCACCATAAACACTTTCTACCCCTGTTTCTGGGTTTTTGTGATGAATAGTGAAAAATCTTTCGTCTTCTTCACCATAGTGATCAAAAAGATTTTTCTCGCCTGTTGCTGATACACACCAACTGGTTTTGCCATGACCATATCCTTTAACACAGGCGTCTTTGCGGGTAACATGATTGATTGTTACACCAGTCTTAGGATCGTGGTGTATTTGCTTAATACCAGGATCAACTTTGTTCTTTAATTCACTAAATGAACTTTTGGTCAAGTTTACTCCAGGAATCTTCTTAGCTTTAGTAACAACATCATGAAGTTCATCAGGATCAACATCTTCTCCTGTTTCAACTTTGTGTCTGTTGGCAATACCACGTTTGATATCATCCAGCTTAGCTTCAAGTAATACTATGAATTGTTTAAAGGTCTTCATTGTTTTTACCTATGTTTTGGATATATGTGGTTTAAACCCTGCTAATTCCATTTCTGCAGGA